ATTCATATGCATAAAGGCGGTGTTCTAAACAGTGCTTCGGATGGTATTACTGTTCCTGATAATGGGTATTCAAAAAATGAATGGGAAGCCACTTTTGGAACACATTTAGGAGTTTCTAGTTCTAATGCAAATAAAAAACACAACTTAATTAATCCTGTAAATATAGGTGGAGATTTTGAACTAATAGATTCTGCTGGCACTGACAATGTTCACAGTTCTAAATTACTAGAATTATTTGATGGTATACCAATCATTGATGGAAGTGGGGCTGCTGATGGTAATGCTTTATTTATGCAATATTGGCTACCTATTTTCTTAGATAGGTATTCAATAGAAGACGGAACTCAATTAGTTTCTTCTGGAATGGTTGGTTCTCACATTAAAGCAACGACTAAACACAAGGATAGTGCTACTAGTGAAAGTGAAACTTATGGAATAATAGGACATTCATTGAACACTAATTTCGCAAATGTGGAAACACAAGGGGGAACGGCAATAAGTGGTTCTGATTTAGATAAACTAGCCGATGGAGTATTTTTAGGATTTAAACCAAGACTAAAATCACCTTCATCTTATTCTTCTACTGCTAAAACAATTGGAAATCAAGATATTTTTAGATATAATATAGCCGCTTCTGATGAATATTCTTGGCTAAAGTTTGTTAATTTGACGGGAACATATTTAGCAACTGGTGGGTTTTACATTGACTCAACAGGAAGTAGTGCTAGCATATCTGCTGCATTATCCGAAACTTACGGTTTAAATAATAATGCACAAGCAAATATACCTTATGTTATTTCACATGAAATAGACCATAGTAACGGAACAGAAACCCATATTATAGTAACTGACTTACAATTGACAGCAAACGCGTGGTATAGAATATTACAACCTAATCACACTTGCACATATGATTTTAGCCCAAAGGAAATAGAATTGAATACTCTTTCTTCCTCTTACACTAAAATGCCTTATGCTAATGATGTTTATAAGCAAACTAATAATTATGCTTTACATAAAGCAACGGGAGATAGAACTTTACAAGGCAATAATGAGGGTATTCTTTCAATGTATGTTGTCATTGATATTGAAAATGCTTCTGGGCAAAAAAGAAACATCGTTCCAGCCGCAAGTTTAGACGATATGTTAGAAAACAAAAACGGTAATTTTTGCGTAAGTGATGGAAATAATACTTACTCTACTAATTTTTCCTTTGTTAAAAAAGGAGGGAATGTAATAGGGAATACTATTTCATTTGATACTATACAAGAAACTCTCGGAGTAGTTTCTGTTTCCGAAATTACTTCAATTACAGTTGGTGGAGAATCTCCTATTGATACTAATGCTAAAAGGGCTATGATTGGTTCTGTTGTAAGTATTTGTAATGAAACTGAAGATATAATAGAAGAGTTATTTGAAGAACAAAACACTTCTTTTGATATAACAAGAGAGGACTATCCTTTATTTTTAGCACCTAATTTTGATGGGGTGAGTTTGTTTGAAGCAATCAACTTCTTATTGCAAAAGAAAGATAAAACTTTAGTTCAAACAGAAGATACATTCACAATTAAAAACAAAGAGAGTTCTGACTTTTATACTAATCTACTCATTAGTGATAATGGAGACATTAGAATATATGAATACGATTTATTAGATAGCACTTTTGAAGAATACAATGAAATTATAGTTCACGGAAAATCACATAAGTCTAAAAGAAGAGATATGAGAAGCATTAACAAAATAGGTAGAAAATCACTAAAAGTGTTTGAAAGAAAATTAACCACTCAAGAAGAAGTAGATACAAGAGCAAAGGAACTTCTTAGACTACATTCTGGAGATAATACCAAACTTAGAGTAACAGTAGGCCATGCTAATATAAGCCAACTTAAGGTCGGAGATATAGTAGAAGTGGAAATAAAACAAGAAAACATTCCTAGAAACCAATATTTAGTTCTAGAAATAACCCATGCTCTTACAGGTTTAATGGAATTGGAACTAGGAAAATATAATACTCAGATGGAAGATAGATTTTCAGAATTGGCTATTGATATAAACACCGCCCAAACTCAACAAAATGCTAAATCTAATGAATCAAACATCGGTCTTGGGTTCTTAGATTCGATTAAAATTAAACCAATGCGCCTATTAGTTCGTAAAAGAACCACTACTGGCGGAGTTACACTTGGTTTCACGACAGCGTTAAATACCGGAAGCACCCCACTTGGATTTACAAGTGGCGCATCAATCACCTATACTGACTTAGTGGAGGAAGAATTTTGATAACTGACTTATTAAGAAACAAACTTGCGGCTTACATTGTTGAATTAATTGATGGAACAAATCAAGGTTCTGCTGATTTAGGATTAGGTGGCAATTCAACAAGTCCTGCCGCAACTGCTTTAGATGTTCCCTTAAATATTACTCCTTCTCAATATGTAGCAACTCGTTCCGATGATAATGTGGTTGAGATAAAACTATCCGTTGAAGGTTCAAACATCACAGGTAAGGTTATTCGAGAAGCAAGTTTTGGCGCAGATGATTCGGGAGATTCTTTTGACGATGCCGCAGCATTTATGTTATCAAGAGTAGCATTTGAAGGAGTTGGCCCGTTTGCAGCAAATGAACAAATAGAAATATTTTTAGTATTAGAGGTGGAATAAAATGGTAGAAAATAACCCGCACAAAATTTCAACAATGGGACAAGGTGGTTCTTTAGCCGGAATTACTGACGCTTCTGATTTTCCTCATACTGGTTTAATCAAAGGTCTTTCTCAAATGGCAAGACAAAACCTAGTAGTTAAGAACAACTCAAATGATTTTGATATTACTCAATCAACGGCTAATGGTGGAACAGTCGCAGTATCAGCAGGAACATACCTTAGAGATGGAAAGAAATATGTTGCTCAATATAAAACAGGAACAACTTCTGCATCATTTACATTTAATGCAAGTGAATTAATTACAACATACGATAAAGGTTATCATCTTGTTGTAGTTGATGAAAATAATTTCATTCTAATAAGAAAACCAACAGCCGCAAATAAAGTTCCCGACTATACTTCGGGAGATACTATTATTGCTATTGTTGAATACTCATCAACTACAAGTAGTGGAGCAAGAAATATTCAGTTTTTAACAACAGATAAAACAGAAAACAGTGTAAGTATTGCTTATAAAAACTCTAATGCTTACACTGAAGTAAGTTCAATTACTGGAACTAGTGACGGTTTATTTATTTCCGGCATAGGGAGTGTTACTCCCGCCGCAGATGGTTCAGATAAAGTTATTATTCAAGACGCAAATGCTTCCGATGTAATTAAATCAGTTACAGTTGCTCAAATTAACGCATTAGCACCCCAAGGAGATATTACTGGCGTTGATTTAACCGATGGAACAGGTATTGGTATTGCTTCGGAAGCGAATACTGCTAGTGGAGCATATTCCGCTACTATTAATTTAGATTTGACAGAAATTACCGTAAGTGCTGGTTTGGATAATCCCGCCGCCACTACTCTTAATTTAGATTTAACAGAAGTTATTGCTAATGATGGTGCTAATAGAGTTCTAACTTCCGATGGAGACGGAACATTAACTGCTCAACCAGAATTATTAGTAGTGGAGGGTTTGGTTTCAATAGAAAATGCATTGGCTTTAGGTGCTTCGGGAGTAACGCAATATGATGGAAGCACTTCTTTGCTTGTAGTGGATGCTTCTAGTAATAGTAACACCATTACTCTACCTGCGGCGGTATCTATTGAAAGTAGAGTTATTATAATTAAAAATGTAGATACTTCTAATTTAACAGTAACTACTCAATCCTCGGATAAATTTGAGGATAACCGTGTTGGTGAGGATTATAGACAAACCGATGTAAACAACTTAAAATTAAGACCTCTAGAATCTGTAATGTTATATGCAATAAGTGATTCTTTTTCAGTGGATGGAAGTTCCTTGACTAATGGATATTTAATTATTGATAGAGAATATGAACACCCCAACCATACAGGCGAAGTTACTTCTAGTGCCGATGGTGCTACTGTTATTGCTTCTAATGTTGTTGATGAAGACAACCTTAAAGTTTCTAATACACCAACAAACGGATATTTTCTACAAGCCCAAAGTGGTGCGGCAGGTGGTTTAACTTGGGCGGCTGTTTCTTCAAGTAGTGGTGATATTGAAGGAATTACAACTGCTTCTAATAGTGGTTTGGCGGGTGGTGCTACAACTGGAACACCAAGCCTAAGTTTAGATATAAATAATTTAACTGCTGAAGCAATTGCGAGTGGAGATACAATAGCATTTAATGACAGTGGAGACAATGGCATACATAAAGAGTCAATTGATGACATAGCAACTTTGTTTGCGGGTGATGGTCTTACTGCTTCAAGTGCAGTAATAGCAGTAAATGTAGATGATTCTACCATTGAAACAAATAGCGATACACTACGGGTTAAAAATAATGGAATTGGAACACAACATATTGCCGATGATGCAGTTAATAGTGATAAATTAGCAGATGATATTATTATTGCGTCAACATTGTGAGTAACAGGAACTACTATTTTAAATGATGATTTAGTAGTAGCCCCAACTAAAACCCTTCTTGCAACAAGACTACCTGTTGTTGCTTTAACCGCTTCTACTACTTTAACCGAATCAGACCACGCAGGTAGATATGTTTTTGTTACAGGGAGTAGCATTGTTATTACAATCCCCGACAATCAAGGTGCAGGTGTTCATTTCACTATTATCAATAATGACGGTAATGGTTTTACATTAAGAACTAATAGTGGTAGTGGTGCGGGTGATAACATGAATGGCGCACAAACTGATATTGCAGTAGCGGCTCGTAATGGTGTTACTTGTATTTCAACCGGAACTGATTATGTTGTTTTGGGGGTATGAGTTTGTATCTCGCTATTGCTGGTTCTTGCGCTGAACAAAAGGCTAATGCTGTTACTGTTAATACAGACTTATACAATTTGGCTTCTGTTAAAGCCATACATGAAACTGCCGGAAACAATGCAGTAGGAATTAACTTTAACGCAGGTGCGGCTAATTCGGCATGGCTAACTGGTATGCAAGTAATAGGCACAGACATGTATATTTCAAATAGAGGTAATAATAATAACTTTGATAGCACACATGTATTATTTTCAAAGTTACCAATTAGTTCTACTGGAAACGGAGCAGTTGTAAGACAAAACTCTACGGGATTAAGTATAAACAGTTGTGAGGGTTTTGGTTTGGATAGCACCGCAACAAAAATAATTATTGCCGACCATCACGCAAATGGAGTAAGAAGTGGGACTCTCTCTCAAAGTGGTAGTAGTTTAACAGTAACTCTTAATGGTAGTTCTTTATCCGCAGGTGGTGGAATTAGATACGCTCGTTGGAATGATGATGGTTCTAAGTATTACTTCGGCTACCAAAATGTTCCGCTTAATGGTAAATCGAAAATTAAACAATATTCAACATCAACAAATTATGTAGTTCAAAACAGCGATACATTACTTGGTAGCGTTGATTTACCACATGACATTATTGCTGACTTAATTTTCAATTCCGATGGCACTAAGATGTATCTTGCTGAACACGATGGATATATTCATGAATACGACCTATCAACTGCTTACGATATTACAAGTGGAACGCTCGTTACTACACTTGATTTGACTTCTTTCTATGGCACTATCGGTTCATCTCCGTGGTGGCCGAGTAGTAACACTGGAAACGGATTTTTCCTTTCCGGTATATCTTGGAATGCTGATGGTAGTAAATTATATGTAAGTAATTTATATGCTTCTACTTTACAATCTAAAGTTAATGGAACTGTCAATCCTGCCACAGTTACCGGAGATGGCGGAACAAGAACCAATACTATGCCGGTTATTGAATTTAGAGTGCAATAATAACTAAAGACGGTTGATGTGATACTATGAATATTAATGAAATGATTTCAAAAACACTATTATTATTAATAGTAGTTTCTTTTCCTATTGCTATGACAAGCATTCATTATTTAATGTGTGAGGTGTGTGGTTAATGATTCCTTTATTTTTTGCTTTTACTATTAGTTTTATTTTTGGGTTTATGATGCTTTGGTTTTTATCTGAAGATTTATTCAATTGATTGGCGAGCGTGACAGGAATCGAACCCGTATCTTCGGCTTAGAAGGCCAAAATGCTATCCATTACACCACACGCTCAATTAAAAAACGAAGAAACTATTAACTTAGTTTTTGAAAAAAAAATCCATAAAAAAAAGGACAGGCTGACCCGAAGGCCAACCTATCCTAAATATTTTTTACTTTGTAGTTACACTCCAAATACCAAAACACTCTCTACATTCCCAAAGTTTCTTTTGGTCGCTAGACCCGACATAGAAACCCAATATACGCTTCGCAAGAGTTTTCTCTCCGCAATACTTACAAGTTTGCTTTAAACTCATTTTTGCTCGCCTTCGTTATTATCCCCAAGTAGTCGCTTAATGTATTCATCTACGCTGTGTTCAGTGATATTAGAACCACCAAACGCTGCAAAGAATAATAGCGAAACTACTATCAAGAAAATAAATAGGCCAAACCATTCTGCTGTGGACATTACCAATCAACTCCTAAATCTATAAATTCTTCTTTTTCAATAGAGAAGGCTTTTACAATACCATTCTCTTTTCCATATCCCCACAAGTCATATACTAACTGTGTGTCTTTCATGCAATACTCTACTACTTCATCATATTTTCCCATTTTCCATAACTTAGGTGCATCTGCACTATCCATTAACTTTGAGTCATCCATAGTGCATTTAACTAAGTTTTTGAGTTGAAATCTTTCACCATGACCCTTAAGTAATTCTTTACTTGTGTCAATGTATTGTTCGTTGTTCAAATACTTGTGAATACAATAAATATCCATAGAGTCTCTAAGTATAGGCAAATCAAACGCCACAATGTTGTGTCCTAATAACTTGCCACCTTTTTGAAAATGGTCGTCTAAGTCATACTTTAACTGTTGTAGTGATTTAATAACATGGCCGCTTTTTGCGAAAGTATCAACGGTTTCATCCACATAGACTGTTCCTGTATTCCCATCCCATGTTGCCACTGTTGATACTTGAAACATATGAGTATTACCAAATCCCCCTATTTCGTGAGACATATTCTTAGTCTCAATATCTAATGCTAATACAGACATAGCATCACGAACCATTAGACCAAAGTTTTGAAATCTTCGCACTTTCTTCATCAACGGGTTCTTCTCCGCCAATCCTTCGC